TCTTACCAACCAGGATATAGATTAGAGAATATGATGTGGATGACCTTATTGGTCTATGACTACATCATACCAGGAGAGAAGAAAAAAGAAGTACCGCAATGGAGACACCGGATTTTTCAAGTATGAATAGAGATGAGCTTTTGCAATGGGCAAAAAGCCATCTAAAAACGGATATTGGAGATTTAAAAGGTGTCAATATTGACTATGCTAGGGATACTGTGAAAGTGCTTTCAGAGTTTGAGCATAAGATGGGTGGTAGTACAATCCCGGGATTAAAAGTGAGATTTGGTGGTCTCGATAGGTCTGTATCTGCAAAATATGATGATAAAGAAAATGCATTAGTATTGAAAAAAACAGGAAGTAAAGCAGCTTTTGAAAAATCACAAAGGGAGGCTAATATTCGATATCGAATAAGGTGGAAAAGAGATAAAGATTATTACGCAACTGAGACATATAGCGGAACTATATGGCACGAACTGGGACATGCAGTAGACTTAAGTATTCATGAAGCATTGTCAAGAAAATTATCAAGTGATGCTAGATTAGAGGAATTGTCAGTAAAAATATCCAGTTATGCAGGAAGTACTCAAAATATTAGGACATCAAAGCGATCTGAAGCATGGGCAGAAAATTTTGCCGCCTATATGGAAGGTGGTAAAAATAAAAGTAAGGTGCCGAAAGAAATTGCTGACATGATTGAAGAATATTTTGAGAAAAATATTGAAAAACATTCCTCAAATGATACAATGAAACAGGGACTAATAGGTGGTGGTAAGCAAAGTGCCATAAGAAAGCATACGCACCAAAGAACTGCCAATATGTCGTCTAGTGAATATGCAAGAGCAAAAGATTTATGGCAAAAAAATCAGGAATTAATTTTGCCGGGTAAGGAACGGGAGCATATTTATGAAGAACTTGATAATAATTTAAGCATGGAAGAAAAAGAACAATGTATCGTGAGAAGATGCATTGGAAACTATAGATATACTGCAATAAATAAGGGTCATAATCAATACAAGATTATTTCGAAAGAACCGATATTGGAAACAACAGGAGATACCAATATAGATAGTATATTGGATGATGTTTTGGATTTTGATTGGAGAAGATTTCTTTGAATGAATTAAGTAAGCTTGATAAAGAATTGATAAGATTATTGGCAAAAGTGAAAGTAAACAAAACTTTTATAGCAAGTGTATATCAGGCGATGGACACACCTGAGAAAAAAAAGGAAATGATTAAATTCCTAGAAGAAAGGAATGATCTTAAAATGTCAGATGTATACTTGAAAGAGATGCAGATTAATAAAAAGATTATTGTGTAGCGACCGTCAGTCGAGAGACTGGAGGTATTTTTATATGTATTTTTCAACGAAGGGAGGTGTGAGTGTGAAGGCGGTGTGCATTAAAAGTTATTACGATAAATGTCTGCATCAGAGTATGACTTCGGGGGATGAACTGGAAGTGACAGAAGAACGTTTTGCAGAGTTGTCGAGCAAAAAGGTTGTTAAAAAGAAAGAAGAAAGAAAAATGCAAAAGTGAAGGAATGGGCGATTCTGATCTCTCAGCTGTGAGTGGAACAGCGTGGAAGCATCCGCAAGGGTGCTATTTTTCTACCCTTTTTTATGGGTTGCAGGGTATAAAGAACAACGGTACAGCCCAATACCGGGAGAGCCGGTATAAAAATCTATGGAGGTAAAGGATAATGGAATGGTTACAGAAAATTTTAGCAAATGCAGTATATGGTGAGGATGGCAAGCTGGATGTGGATGCAACAATGAAAAAAATCAACGAGGAGGCATCAAGGCATATTGTCCCGAAAGAGCAGTACAACTCAAAAGTGAAAGAGCTGGATACGGCAACTAAGACGATCAAAGATCTGAAAAAAGATAATGTGGACAATGAAGAACTTCAGAAGACGATCAAGACCCATGAAGCTACGATCAGACAGTTGAAAGCAGATCATGATAAAGAAATGAAGGACATGAAACTGGATGCTGCGATTTCCAAGGCTTTGAGTTCCAACAACGCAAAACATCCCGATCTGCTGTCGGGAAGGATTGACCGGGCGAAACTGATTTTATCAGAAGATGGTACGGTAAGTGGACTGGATGAGCAGATGAAAGGGTTAAAGGAAACCTATAAAGATCTGTTTGGTTCTGCTGTCTCCGGTACAGAGCCGAACAATCCTGATGTTAAATCAACGGGCAACACTACATTTGATGCACTTGTAAAAAATGCAGACACGATGACTGCCGAAGAAGTGGCAGCACAGTTTGCAGAAATGGAAAAGAAATAAGGAAGGATGATGAATTATGTCAGTACAGAACTTTAAACCGACACTTTGGGAGGGGGCTCTCCTCCATAACTTTCACAGCGTATCAACAGCAGATGCTGTATGCGTGAAGCCGTCAGAAATCAACGGAAATAAGGTTATTTTTAACCGTGTAGGAGCTGGAACTATTAAGGACTACAAAGGAACAATCGAATGGGATGATATCAATACGACACCGATTGAGATGACTTTTGATAAGAAGAAATATTTTGCCTTTTCACTGGATGACTGCGATAAGGCACAGACGAAAGCTGATGTGATGTCTGCAACTACCGCAGAGCATTCCGCATTGCTGGCAGAAACGTATGATAAGGATTTTTACACAACACTTTCTGGAAATGTAAAAGCAAGCCATAAAATTGGATCCGCATCTTCCAAAAAGAAAGTAACACAGGTATCCATTTATGATTACATTGTAGATCTTGGAACGATTCTGAGTAAGGCGAAAGTTCCAAAAACAGAACGATACGTCACTGTTGATGCGGAGATCCTTGGATTGCTGAGCAAAGATAAGCGTTTTACGGATAACCCGCAGGTGCTTGTGAATGGAGTGGTAAATGGGCAGGTCATTAATGGAATGCAGGTGGTTTGCACGGAAGAAAAGCCAGCCGGTATCGTAATTGCTCATCACAAATCTGCAATCGGAGCCGCAAAGCAGCTCGATAAGATGGAAGCAATGAGACTGCAGAGTGCCTTTGCTGATGGTGTAAGAGGTCTGTGTATGTACGGTTCAAAGATTCTGCGGGATGACGGAATCGCAGTGCTTTATTATGAAATCGGTACAGCGGCAGACATTGATCCGATTAATGTAAAAGTGGCTAATACGGAATCAGATCCGGTGCATACGAAAACGGTAACCGGTTAAGCCGAAAAATCCGAGGAGAAACAGTGATGGAAAATGAAATCTTGAACAGTCTGTTAAAAAGACCGGGACTGGATGCTCAGGTGGAATTACTGGAAGATATGATCCGGGACAGTATGGATGAGATAAGAGCATTATTAAATTACGAAAAAGAGGAGTCGCTCCCGGAAGGAGTTGCTCCAATCGTAAAAGAGCTGACACTGATTCGCTTCAACAGGGACGGAACGGAAGGGATTCAGAGCGAATCCCAAAGTTCCGGTGGAAGCACAACTTATTCAGATGAATTGCCGGATCGAATTAAAAGGATATTGCGAAAATACCGGAGACTGCCGAGGTGATGGAATGTCGATCAACAGAGATATGAAAGAGTGCCGGCTGATAAAAGAGGTCTTTACAAGAACAACGTCAGGTGTACAGCGGAGAGATTGGAAGGTTTCGGGAACGATACAGGCTGCTATATACAAAAAGAATGAATCGAAAATGTATGGGTCAGAAGTCTATCTTCAGGCTACGCATACCGGAGTGACGAGAAGTCGGAACGTCAAAGCAGGTGACCGACTGGAATCAGACGGTGTGATGTACTTGATTGAAGACTGTAACCCGGACAGCAGGTTGACGAACCTGATATTGAAGGTGATCGAAAATGGCTGATAACAGCGAGTTTTTAAAAAGTATGAGTGATGCTACGCTTAAAACTGTAAATGATATGGAAAAGAAGGTTAAAAGAGCGTGTATGGTTGTTGAGAATCAGGCAAAACAGGATTGTCCTGTTGATCTTGGAATCCTGAGGGCATCCATTACCAGCGAGGTGGAAACTACGGCAGAATCTATCGTTGGAAGAATTGGATCCAACGAAGAATATGCACCCTATGTACATAATGGTACGGGAATCTATGCCGTGGAAGGTGGCAGAAAGACTCCGTGGAAATATCAGGCACGGGCAGGAAAATATAAAGGATGGCATATAACAAAAGGGCAGAGACCACAGCCATTTCTTTCTTATGCTCTGCTTTTTAATATGGATAAAATTAAAAAGATATTGGGGGCATGATGAGAATTGATTGAAATTACTATCAAAGGATACATAGAAAAAGAAATCCCTGAACTGGCAGGGAGATTGTATCCATTACATACTACGGATCTCTCGAAATTGAACGTAGTGTATACCTATACACCGATATCCGGTGGACATCTTAGCCAGACACAGTTGGAACTTAAGGTTATTGACAAAGATTATGACGAGTGCAAGAGAGTTGAGAAAGAGCTTCTTGCCCTGCTGGATATGGAAGAGGATGAATCGTATGTGGTTACAGGCGGGTATAAGTTCCACTCAGAACTGAGTGGAGGTGGTACTTTATTTAACGAAGGGTGTCAAAGATATGAGAATACCCTGTATTTTATATTGAAATGGAGGAAGACAAATGTTATTTGAAGCAGAAGCGAAAGATATTTTGATCGGTGCATGTGATGTATTCATGTATCCATTTACAGGAACGGAAATTCCGGAAGATGCTGTGATTGAGACAGCAGAGCATAGTGTGGGACATTGTTCCAGTGGTTTTACTATTGATTATAAACCGACAAAATATGAGGTGACGAATCATCATGGATCAACAGTAAAATCTTATGTGACCAAGGAAGAGATTTCAGCAAAGACAGGAATTATGAGTTGGGATCTTGAGCGGCTGACATTGCTTTCTACTGCTGAGTATACAGTTGAAAAGGAAAAGAAAAAGAAGAAACTGCTGTTTACTGGAAATGGGAAAGCTTTAAAAACAGTACTTGTACGTGCAGTACATGTGAAAGATAATGGAAAAAAACTGAGATTTACAATGCTTGGTCAGGGAGGATCGGGTTTTTCTCTTGCTTTTGAAAATAAGGAAGTAACGGTGGATGCAGAACTTGCGGCTATCAAAAAGGTGGAGGGTTTCCTCGCAAGCATCGAGGAAGAGCTGACCGAGGAAGAAGCGGCAGCGATCAATGTAGTATAGGAGGATATCATGTTAGATTTAGACAGATATGTGAATAATTCGATTGAAGTAAAGATTGCCGGGGAAATCTATGACATCCTTGAACCGACTCTTGCTGTGAACATGGAAGTAAACAGGATTGAAGAAGATCTTACAGAAGAAAATCTTTTTGAAAAAAGAGTAGATGTGGCAAAGCTTTTTCTTGATCATAACCGGCAGGGAAAGATCTTTTCAAAGAAAGAGATCACTGCAATTCCATTCGAGGGAATTACACAGCTTTTGGCAGAGATTTCTACCATGAGAACAAAGGCAGAGAATGACCCAAACTAAAAATCCCGATCCCTGACGGTAAAATTGGAGAGGCAATCTGTGAAAAATATTTTGCCACAGAGGATTGGGAAGTGGATTTCGCACAAAAAACTTCGGTACTGAAAAGGATCAGTGATTATACAGGATTAAATTTCCGGCAGGTACTTGACCTGCCGTATTCTTACTTTCTTCTTTTGAATCGAGATAGTTGGCTTTACAGTTATCAGAGCTCGGAAAAAGGAATGGAGATTTTAAAGAATCTGTGGAGAGTGCAGCAAACTCAGTCAGATGATGCGGCAGTATCGGAGTTAAAAGAAAGGATGGTGCACAGATGACGGGCGGAATTAAACTCGCACCGCTTATGACAGAGATTAAAGTCAATATTGATGGATTTAAGAATGATATGCAAAAAGCGGCCACAGCAGGAGTAAAAGAAGCAGACAGGATCAGCGAGAAACTTTCATCTGTGACAAAAGCAGGAGAAAAGCTTTCGAAGATCGGTACCGCCATGACGGCAGGACTGACTGTTCCACTGATCAGTGCAGGAACGGCAGCGACAAAAATGGCGGTGGATTATGAGAGCAGCTTTGCAAAAGTCAGTACACTACTGGATGCAAACGTGGTTAATTATCAGGAATATAAGAATCAGCTTTTAGATGCCAGTAGTGAGAGTAAAACTGCGATTGATGAGTTTTCGGAAGCAGTTTACAGCTCCATTTCTGCCGGAGTGGATCAGACGAAAGCGATTAGTTTTACAACAGATGCCATGAAGCTGGCAAAAGGTGGATTTACAGATGGAGCAAAAGCGGTGGATGTCCTTACTACAGCTATTAATGGATATAATTTGAAATCCAGTGATGCAACAAGGATTTCCGATCTGTTGATCACAACGCAGAATCTTGGAAAAACGACGGTTGATGAGCTGGCATCATCTATGGGTACGGTAATCCCCGTTGCAAGTTCCGTGAATTTTAATGTCAATGAATTGTCTGCATCTTATGCCCAGTTGACAAAAAATGGTATTGCTACAGCTGAATCAGGTACTTATCTGAAAGCAATGCTTTCAGAACTTGGAAAAAGTGGGAGTATTACAGATGGAACTTTAAGGGAACTTACAGGAAAAGGATTTGCACAGTTAAAGGCAGAAGGAGTAAGCACCACAAAGATCCTGCAGATGATC